ATAGCTGTCTATTGGTTCAATTTCGTCTAATAGCAACACCCTATTTTCTTGATTGATAAACGGACAAGTTCCGTCTAATTCAATAAGTGATGATAAGTGATTGGCATACATATTGGCTTTTTCAACCTTGCGTTTTTCGTCTTGGATAAATAGTTCAAGTTCCGCCTTGTTTTCGGCAAGTTTGATAGCACCGCGTTTGTCTTTAATGATTGGTATGCGTCTTTCAACCCCTGCTTTCCAATTCAATTCCTTTACATCGTTAGCAAGGGCGATACATTTATCGTGTTTGTATGGGTCGGTGTTATATTCATACCAAGCAACCCCATTACTATCTACGACGTTGTGGCAGATTTCCTCAATAGTGAACCATTTACCACTTTCAAAGTTCTTAATAAGCCAATTCTTTAAACTTTGTCGTCTATTGTTTAATTTTTCTTTGTTCAATTTCATTTATAAGTCCTTTCACTTCTTCAAGTTCTTTTTCAACAAACTTCCTAATGTTTTCAATGTTTAGTTCTAATGGTTTAATGGTTTTAGAATTAAGTAGATAGTTAAGGTATTTCTTATAATCTCGTTCATTCTTACTAACCATATAATTGAGTATTTTGTTATTTAGTATTTCTATATCCCATTCACTTACCTCATAAGTTTGAAGGGCTTCTAATAAAACAGCCTCAATTACATATTTATCTACTTCATCTCCATTAAACTTATATTTCCTAAACAAGTTATATAAATTAGTAATATTCATATTCTTTTATTTCGCATTTTGATTACTCGCATATCTTTTTGAAGAAGAAGATACTCGATGTATCGCATAATATTTGAGAATTATTTTTCTTCTTCTGTTTAATTGCGATAATTTTTAAGGTTAAGTTGCTTAATTAGGAAACTTTTTATTAACCATTATTAAGCGGTTATTCTTTTTGTTTGGTAGGGAATAACCAAGACCACCGTTATTTACTAACCGACACGGTGCTTGCAATACTTTGTATTAGCGACTATTGTTATCAAAAGGAGTATTCCTAAATGTCTATGAAGAATTATTTGTGTGTCGGCAATAACCTTTTTTATTCAACCTTTACGGCTTGTTCTACGTTGTTGATTTCGCCACTTGGTAATGATTTAACCTCATCAACGCTATCAACGTAATTTGGAGTTCCGTCAGCATTAACAACGGCTTGGTCGTAAATGATTGCTTTTTGTAATTCGGTGCTTAATGGGGCATATTTGGACAGTAATTGTTTCATTACAGTTTTGCTTGCCATAACATCAAAGTCGGTAGCCCAACGGTCATTTTCACCGCCCTTATTTGTTCCGCGATGTGCTTGTGAATAACGTGCGCCGTGTTTTTCGCATTGTTCGTTAGTCCAATATAATGTCTTTACGAAACCATTTGTAAGTTTGAAATAAGCGTAATAACCGATGATTTCGGCATTGTCGTATTCGTGTGAGAACTTAAACAAATCTTCACCAAACTCGTCTTGACCTTTCCATTCGCCTTTGTGAACGGGTCTAACGCCTAATCTTTCAAATAGACCGCTACGTTGTGCTAATTGCACCAACCCTTTCCAACCAATTTGGAATTGTGCTTGGTATTCGCCTTTTTTGTTCTTAAATGGAATGACGTAAGCGAAACCTAATGTTTGGGCTAATGGTAATTTCAACGAACTTGCAACTAACCCTGCGGTTAAGATTGTTTTTGCGTCGCACTCTTGTAATTGTGAATTACCACTAACGACCGAACTAATATCGGCTACGAATTGTCTTGCCAATTCCTTATCGCCAAGTGTGTCGTTAATAAGTTGTTGGTAGGTATCTGTTTTAACTGCGACACTAAACTTTTGTGCCATTATTTTTCCTCCTCTTTGTAGGTAATTTTTGCCCTATTTAAGTAAGTTTTAACTTTTTTAATTTCTTCACTACCGATAGGGTAAGCGATAGTGATAATTGTTGTAGTTTTTGGCTTTGGTTCTTTCGGTTTGTATTCGTCCATTCTTGCGGTCATTTGGTCGTATGCGTTTTGCAATTTTTCAACCAATGGTTTACACGCATTTACTAATGGGTTAATAACCACAGCCGTAGTTTGTTTTCGTGCGTCCTCAATATCATTTTTCAAACCGTTAATTTTGGTTCTATGATTACGCATTTCTTTTAATTCATCGTCATTGGTAATTGGGAAATCTAAATAATATTTCTTGATGTATTCGTCCACAATTTCGTCATAAGATTTACCACTTTCGGTTTTTAGAACATAAGTTCTTTGTTCCGTAAGCCAATGAAATACGATTTTTTCTTTTTTAATTTCTTCGTTTTCCACTTTTAATCTCCTAAATCAACTTCAATCACTAAATCTGGCGGTATCATTTGTTTAATGTTGTATTCGTGAAAGTTGGTTTGTCTTTCCTCAACTTTGTTAATTGCGTTAAGGCATTGTGTTCTTTCTAAATGAAATGACCTAATTTCACTACTTGCGTATTTGCCCGTATCATAATTGATAAATTGCAATTCTACGTTTAGTTCTATAAAGTCCGCGTCGTTCTTAACGGCTAACCCTTGTAAAACTTGTAAAACATATTGTTCGGGCAAGATACCACTACGCCATTCGTCCGCCTCTGCTTTGCTTTGCACTACTCTTGTTTTACCCTCGTAAATACCATTTCGCCCCGTTGCAATTTCAATTAGTAATGCGTCGGGTGTATAAGTCATATATGGCTTATCTTTTCTACGAAACATTACAATATCTTTTGGATAAATAACTTTGTATTCAGGGTGATGTAATGCAAAGATGTCGCATATTGGTTTTTCGGCTTTATGTCCGTATTCGGTGTTTGCGGTTTGCTTATCTTCAATGTCGTCCTTTGGGTTTACCGCACTACACCATATATCAAGTGCATTTTTGTATTTGTTCTTTCCAAACAATGCCGATACACCACTACCACCAAAGCCACGATTTTTTAGCCAATCTTTGCGGTCTTTCTTATAGTGTTCAACCTTGTAAAGTTTTTTCATTATTCCTCCTTTCTTTTTAATAGGTGATATTTATATGCCTCTCGTTCAATAGATGTATTAAGAACAATTAGCACACTATCCATTTTTACAACGCTTGAACTTATACTTACTTTTCCGTTGTATTTTGTCTTGGCTATTTTCATAATTTCATAACACTTTGTCTTTTTAAAACCCGTGTATTTCATTATGTCTTTAACCGACCAATTTGGTTTAAGTAATAAGTTCATTGTGTCCTTTTTTTGTAAATCATTTATTGAAAAAAAACAAAATAACTTGATTTGGTGTCAAATTATGTTTGTCTTTAATTCTTTGTATATCTTCAACCGTAAAAGGTAATTGATTATTCAATTTATATGCAACGGTTTCTCTTGCATAACCTAAAAACTCGGCAAACTTATCTTGTGAACCATAGTTCTTTTTAATAAATGCCTTTAATTCTTTGTGCTTATCTGTCATTATCAAGTGTCCTTTTTTTGTAAACTACGACATTATTATAGCATTATGTCAAAACGTGTCAAGAAATATAAACAAACAATTTACAAACGAGAACACATATTATAATATTTAATTAGAAAAGAGAAACAATAATTATGGAGTTCAAAGATAGATTAAGAACCGCTATGGAATTGCGAGAAATTAGCGGAAAAAAATTATCACAAAAAACAGGTATATCCCGTTCTTCAATTTGCCTATATTTAAGCGGTGAAAGAACACCGAAGACAAAAGTGTTTATTCAACTTGCTAACGCTTTAAATGTTAGCCCTTATTACCTTTTAGGAATGGCGGATAATATGTCAATAGAACCTATTAAAGTAAATAATATAAATATTATAAAAGCCGTAGGTGGCGAGTTAAGTAAAGAAGATGTTATGAAACAAACTTTAATGGACGATATAAAAGCAATAGTTGGACGACAAGACCTTGAAACTTTAAAAATGATGTATCAAGTCATTAAGACATTGGCAAAAGAATAAATATGAGAAAAGGCATTTACCAAGACCCAAAAACTAAAACTTGGTTTATTAAAACAAAGAAAAATGGTCGCAACATCACAATTCGCGGTTATCAAAGCAAGAAAGACGCGGACAATGATTACGACTTTGCTATTGATAAATGGTTTCGCGACCACCACACTACCCTAACTACTACCCTAAATGACTACCCTAATGTTGCAAACGACTATTTGGAATACGT